TAGTCGCGCTCCATGCCCAGGCTGTACTCCATGGCCGTTCCCGCGATGGCTTGCTCCTTCGCGTAGCCGTCTTTGTCGGCGGCGAGCTTGGCGTCCCATTCATGAATACGGCTCTTTTCCTTGTCGCCCTTGTCCTTGCTGAAGTCGTACGTCGGGCCGCCGGAAATCGTCTTGTCCTTGATCTCGGCCTGCTTGGATGGGCCGCGCATCACAATCGCGTCCAGCCGTTCCTTGCCGGCCTCTGCGATGCCCTTCATCTTGTCCCAGTGCTTCTTCTGGATGTCCTCAATAATCTCGGTCCCGGCCTGCCATGCCTGCTTAGCGCCGGAGAAGTCGCCATGCAGCGCTCGCTCGGCGGTATTGGCCATCCGCATGAGGTTGGCGACCAGCAGCTCGACGTAGCCCTTGATGGCCTGGATGACTTCCTGGACCGTGACCTTGAACGCCAAAACAATGATTTCGATCACCTTGAGGCAATTGCCAAAGAACTCTAACGCCGTTGGCGTCTCGCCGCCCATCACTTCCGAGATCAGATCTCCAATTGCCGTAAAGCCGTCCCGGATGTCGTTCCAGAGGTCCATTACCAGCTCGGAGCAGCTGGACATCAGCTCCTCGATGGATTCCAGCACCATCGCCATGACCTTGCCGGCAGCCGGCGCCTGGCTGCTCATCCAACCGCCCAACTTGACGAACGCCGGCAGCAGCGCATTGCCGGCCTGCACCTCCAGGGAGGTGATGACCAGCTTCATATCGTTGATGGACTCCTTGTACTTCTTTGTGTTGGCGACGCCTTCCTCGCCAACAACCAGGCCGAGATCCTTGGTCTTTTGTTCCGCTGCCTTGATTTCCTCGGTCGTCAGCTTCAACGTACCACGCACGTCGTTCCAGGACTTGCCGTAGATCTCCGTGCCGGCGATGTTCTGCTCGATGGGATTCTTGATTTCTTTGAGCTTGGCATTCACCTCGCCCATGATTTCCAGGGTCGGGCGATATTGGCCGTTGGCGTCTTTCACCTTGACGCCCAGCTTTTCGTAGGCGTCGGAGTTGGTGGCGATCTGCTTAGCCATTTTCCCGGCCGCCAGCGTGACCGTTTCGGAATCGATGCCCAGGTGGCGCATGGCGACCATCATCACGCTGGCGCGCTCGGTGGTGATGCCCATTTGGGTTGCCAGCTTCTTCGCTTCGCCGTTCCATTCGTTGGCCTTGCCGATCACCTCTTTGAAGGCCGCGCCGCCGGCGATCACGCCCGACATCTTCCCGAACCAGCCGGTGACCGAGGACAGGACTCCCGATACCTGGCCAAGGCTCGACTGGATCTGCTCCATGCTGGAGGCGATGCTCTTGGCGGCCGTGCGGGCTGTTTCCGCAGCCTTGTTCATGCCGGCTTCAAAGCCGGCGGCATTGGCCGAGATTACGTACTCGGTGGCACTCTTGTCGTTGTCTGCCATGGCGGCACTTCCAAATAAAAACGCCCACCTGGTCAGGCGGGCGGGAACATTTCTAACAAGTCGTCGGCGTCCAGCTCGGCTTCCTGGCCTCCTAGGGTAGGAGCCTGGTAGCCGACCTGTGCCGCGACCAATAGGTGTACTGGCGGATGCAGACGCCAGTACTCGGTCTGAGCGAGTATCGAGGGGATGTCCCACTCAGACCACGCCTGCTGCGGCGTGCATCCAGTGCTGGCTACCAGGTGTGCGATCAGGCCGTCGAGTCCGGCCCCATCATTTCCGCCTGCACTCGCCGCTGCATCTCCTTTGCCTGGGCGACCAGGCCGGACATATTCAGCAACGCTTCCCACACGGGAAAGAAGTTGTCGTAGTCGATCAGCTGCTCGACGTCGTCCAACGTGATGCCTGGGTAGTTTCGCTGCAGGCTGGCCTGGGCCATCTTTGCCACCAGCTCGATGTCGGGCAGGTTGCCGATGAAGACCGACTTGATCTCGTCCCGGAACTGCTTGACCGCTGCAGCGTTCAGAGGCGCGATGATGAAGGACTGGCCGGCCAACGTGACTTCCTTGCCTGGGACGTGCAGCTCGCCTTGACGGCGCTCCGGCGCCACCCATTGGCTCGGGTCTAGTTCCGCCTTCGGTGCCGCCGCCGGGACGCCGTGACCGAACAGGACCAGCAGCCATTTCAAGAATTTGACGATCATTCGCTTGCACTCCATTTCCAGACCACGCCGGAGTCATCCGCCAGCGCGCTCATATCCAGTTCGGGGATCATGAAATCTTCCTGCTTCGAAGACATGGCCAACTTGGAGCTGGTCACGTTCGGGAAGGACATCGTCAGCACCTTGCCGTTGCGCTTCATGCTGAAGTCCAGGCGGAAAGTCGGCGTCAGGCCCATCGGCAAGTTGCGCACGGTCAGAAGCTGCCCTTGATTGCTATCAATGATTTGGTAATCAATGAAGATCGTGCGGCCTACGTCGCCAGCGTTGAAGGTATATTGGCCGTTGCCGTCGGTGGTGTATTCGCCGGTCTTGGGGGCGGTCGCAACGCGGATCATCGGTGTACCCAGCGCATCGATGCGCACGCCCAGGTTCGCAAAGAACGTCGAGCCCGCCGGCGGTGCCACCGTTACCGTGGCCGCCGCTGCCTGGCCGACTTCATCCTTGACCGAGGTAATCAAGCCCTTGACCGCCGATTGACCAAAGAAGCCGGCGGTGAAAGGCAGCATGTTGATATGGGCAAACTTGGCCTTCAAGCCGATCTTGCCCTTGCCACGGCCGCTGTCGACCGGGAAGCTACTCGTCCCGTACAGCAACTTTTCCTCGAACGAGGCATCGATGCCTACATCCTGCAGAATGCCGAACTGAAACGGGGTTGGCGATGCATAGGCACTGCCGAAAGCGTCCTGCATGGGGGTCGCCCACAGAACGCCGGAACCAAAGTGACGCGCCATTGTTACTCCTAAAAACTGTTAAATTGAATGTGTGATGTCGTCCGAACTGGACAGGTAGATCAGGCGATAGGTGATGCTGTCGCAGCCGGCAGTCATGTCGCCTTCTTCGCTTTCCCACTTCCGGCCAGCCTTGCGCATGTCTACAACCATGTCACGCAGTTGGCCGTCGTGCATGAGAACCCGGTGAACGTCGATGACGATCGGATCTGCGGCGAGTCGCCAGGAGTCCGAGCGTACGAGGACGCTCACCGTAACGAGCGCCGTGTTCGAGTCGACGCCGTCACCAAAGACATTGCTGTCTTCGCTCTCAGGCTGTGCGACCACGATGCACGGCATCTCGTCTCTGGTGAACGCGGCTTCGCGCGACTCGAACACACGGTCCCCGGCGGACGTTGCATTCATCAGCGCGCCGACCATGCGGCTGACCACGCGGCTGCATACTGATTCGTTACTCATGCTTTAGTGAGATTCAGTTGAGTGAACGCGCCGTCGTCGATCTGCTCGCATTCGCGCACGGTAAAGGAAACGCCGTCGACGGTGATTGCAGTGGTGAACTTGATGTCCAACTCCGCGACAACGGAGGTCTTGACCAGGACGGCGTACATGGTCGACTTGGAATTGAAGCCACCCACGCGGACCTCGGAATCGGGCTCCTCCTTGATGCCCAGGAAAGGCTTATCAGGGTGGCCCGCCACAACGCACGGCTTGCCGAACTCCCGCAGGAATACGTCGAGGTTTTCCGTGAACATGGCCTACTCCGAGGAAGCTGAAGCCGGCTGCATTGCGGCCGAATCGTCCACCAGTTCGACCTTTGCTGCATGCAAAGCGGCAACGTCGTCCGGCAGCTCGATAAGCTCGCCGGCGCCGAGAATTTCGGTCTCGGAAACGCGGAACGAGCAGCCTGGCTTAATGACATAGGTCTTCATGTTCAGGCCGCCGGATCTTGGTTAGCGGATGCGATGGCCTGGGCGGCGACGATGGCCTGGGCCAGCAGCGCGTAGTCGATTGCGGCAGCTGCAGGCACAACTTGGACCGGCATCGGATGCTTGGAGGACAGGTATGCGTCGGACTTCTTGCATACCGGTTCCAGCTTGTGCGCATGCTGCGCGGCAGTCGCTTCGTCGAAATCAACTTCCTGGCCTTCGTAGTAGCTCGATTCCTGCACTTGTGGTTTGCCGCCGATCTCTACTACTTTGCGGTCGTGAACGACGAAGCCTTCGCGTACGATGAATTTCATGTGTTACTCCTGAGTTGAATGGTGCGAGCGGCGCCCACCGCCGCTCGCGGGTTAAAGATGGCCAGCGATTAGAAGCCTGGCGTCAGGGCATCGGACATGACCGAGAACGAGGCGCCATGGCGCACGCCGATGTCGGCGGTCTGGATGGCACGCAGCACGACGTCGCCCGACTTGAACAGGGTCGAATCGTAAGGGTTGATTGCGACTTCGATAGCGCCCCATTCCGCGATCAGAAGTTCCAGCCAGTTGCCGTAGATGATCTCGGAGCAGACGCCGACCGAAGTACCCTTCGTCAAGTTGCTGCGCAGCTGCTGCGACTCGCCATATGGCTTGCCCTTGATGCGATCCGGCGAGCCGGCAGTCAGGCCGCCTTGCGGGTCCCACAGATACTGGCCGGTGCTCGCCTTCAGGGTAGCCAGGTAGCCCAGCACTTTGCTGTTCATGGCAAACGCCATCGAGGTCTGCGCGGCGTTGGCCACACGCGGTGCGGTGTACAGCTTGATGATGTCGTCGAAGTCGACGTTCTTGCCGTTGGCGCCACCGATAACGGACAGGACACCGGCCTGGTTGGTGATGCCGGTCGGCGAGCCGCCAGCTCCGTTGCCCGACAAGGCTGCCAGGTCCAGGGCCAGCGCCATTTGCGCGATCAGGTCCACACGAGCCAGCATTTCGATTGCCGGCGTCGCCTGCAGCATCATCATGCGGGAAATGATGCCCCAGCTGGTCAGGTTTTTCGGACGCAGCTGCACCTTATCGAAGGTCGCTTCGGACTCGGCGCCAGGCGTCAGCTCGCCGGCCCACGAAGCCTGCGCGCCGGTGATCTGGCGCGGGATATCGATGTTGCCCACCAGGCCGGACAGGAAGCGAGCGCCCAGGACCGGCGTCACCATCGCATTGCGCAGCACTTCGATGAAGCTGTCAGCCAGCAGCTCGGTAGCAACCAAGTTGCCACCAGTCGCCGGGGCGCCGACAGCGAAGGCGGAGCGCAGCTGCTGGTTCATGCGGCTTTGGCCGGCGATCAGCGAGAAAGCGCGCTGGTGCGCCTGGTCAGGAGCGAACGGCAGATCGGAAGGCAGGAACATGCCTTCCGCCGAAGGGTTGCGCCCCAGTTGGCGTGCGATCTCGTTGGACACTTCGCGCTCGAACCCGGCATGTTTCCATTCCTTCGAGTGCAGGGCCTGCATACCGCGCAGCATCGAATAGCTACGGCGTTCCTTCTCGCTCATGTCCACGCGCGCGCCGGCCGCCGGGGTCTGCTTTTTCGGGTCATTCTCCAGGGCTTCCAGGAACGCGGAACGGGCGCCCTCGATACTAGTGCCGCCCTCGATCAGCAGCATCGCCAGGTCCTGGTTCTTCCATTTGTCGCCCAGGGCGCGGATCGCGGTCTGGCGTTCGCGTTCAGCGATGCGCATCTGCTCCTGCGTCAGGTGGATGACGGTCGGCGCGACGCCACCGCCGCCAGCTGGGGTATCGGCGGTAACTTGGTTCATCAGGATGTGCTTCTTTTTCATTGTGTCGTCCTCAACGATTACGGCAGGAGCCGGGGTGGTAGGGGTGGTAGTGCTGGGTTCAGTGCTGCGCACGCGCGTTTCGATACGCACGGCGCGGGCGTCTGCAGGAGTTGCAGCGCGCCCGACGCCGACAGTCGGGTCGGCAGGGATGGTGACGAGCGAGATCTCGTACGCCAGCCAGCGCGGCGCGGTGTACGTGTCGTTGTCGCTGTAGCCGTTCGGGCTGTCGGTTTCGAGCACGTAATACTCGGGGTCGTACATGAAGGAGACATTGCGCAGGATGTTGTCCTGCACCATGCCCATCATTTCGTCGCCGCGTGCGGTCTTGGCGAAGCGCACGACGGCATGCCCGCGCTTGTCGGCGCCGATGGTCGCAGACTCAACGACGCCGATCACGTCGTCCGGGTTGTGGTTGAACAGCAGCGGGGCGCCGTCGTTCAACCGGGACAGGTCGGCCGCACCTGGTTCGTGAGACAGGATCTCCATTCCGAACCATCGCTCGACCGGCAGTTCGCTCGAAAAAGTCAGCACCAGGGTGCGGGCCTCCTCATCGAGCGCAGGCGCGTCTTGCGAACGGATCGACAGGAAGCGCCGCTGCGGCCCCAGCGCCGCGCCGTCGTCCAGTCGCTTGCGTACAGCTGGTTGTGCAGACGTCTGCACAGTTGGCTTTGACATTCAAAACTCCAAAAGAAAAGGCCGCCGAACTTGCATTCGACGGCCTCGTGTTGGTGAAGCGGGGTTAATCGGCGCCGGTTGCCGCCTCCTCCTCGGGTTCCGATGCGGGGTTCGGATCGCCCGTGTTTCCTTGCCCGGTGTCGACTTCCTCGACCTCGGCCGCCTGACTGGCCCCCTTGTTGTCCGTCTGCCATGGATCGGATTCCATGACCAGGTTGTACTGCGCGGCGAGATCACGTTCCCGGCGCAGCTGCTTGAACACTTCTTCGTAGTCGCCGCCGCCTTCGCTGATAACGGCCTGCGCCGTGGTAAAGCCCGACCGCACGTTCATGCGATTGGCCGTCGCCTCCTTCAGCGGATCGACCGACTCCCAGCCGCGCGCCATCCACCGCACCTCGTTGTACAACTCGGGGTCGATTTCGTACGCCGGCAGATTGACCACACCGCATAGAACGGCCATTTCGAGCCACTTCTCGTAGACCTCCTGCAGGAAGTTTTCGATCATCCAGTCCTGCAGGACACGCCAGTTGTCGCGGTCGTCCAGCAGCGCCAGGCGCGAGCTGGAGTAGTTCGACTGCGAGTAGTCGCGCGACAGCGATTCGTAGCTCAACCCGATGCCGGCTGATACCCCTCGCAGCATCAGCCGCATAAACGGGTCCATCTGGCCATTCGGGCGCGTCGGGTTGAAACCAGCGAAAGTCTCGCCAGCCTGCAGCTCCTTGATCGTTCCAGGCTCGAAGTCGTACACGCGCTCGCCGGCTTCGACACCATCGTCGCCTATCGCATCGTTGCCCTCGGGCGACTGGATGAAGCCCATGACCGCCGCTGTGGCGCGCGCCGCGACGATTTCCGCCTCTTCGTATCCGCCCAGGTTGTTCAGGCGCTTGATGGCCGTGTGGAACCACGGCACGAAGCGCGTCTGCCCTACCCGCTCCGGGATGCCCAAGTGCAGCACCTCCTCCGCCGGCACGCGGATGTAGCGGCTGGCCACCGGAACGCCGGTGAACTGGTAGTCGCCTGGATGCTTCGGATAGAGGTAGTAGGCTGTCGGTCGGCCCCAGGCATCCACCTCCACGCCCATCCGCACCTCATTGCCGTTCTCGGCGCGGCCGTTGTATTCGTCGACCAGTTGGTCGGCCTCGATGATCTCCAGGGCGAAGCGGACATTGCTGCCGCCGAATGCCTGGTAGATGAAGCGGACCAGCACCTCGCCGGACTCGGCCACGGACGTGATGACCAAGCGCTGGATGTCTTTGAACGACAGCATGCCGGCAGTGTGGCAAGAGCGCTTGCGGCCCCAGCGTCGCCAAGCCTTCTCAAGTGCCGTGTTGGTCTTTTCGTCCAGCCGGTTGCCCCGGCGCATCATGACCTGGCCTTGGAAGGCGATCCCCTTGCCCACCACGTTATTCCGAATCGTGCGAATCGCGTTCTTCGCATAGTCATTGTCGCGGACCAGTTGGCGGGAGCGATTGCGCAGCGTGCGCAGGCTCATGCGGATCTCCGCATCTGCCGAGGTGTTCGTCGCTACCCAGTCGCTGGTTAGCCTGGTCATCTGGGCGCCGGCGTAGGCCCGCTTGCTGCGTCCGCGTCCTGCAGGCGGCGGGGGCGCCGGCTGCGTTGGAGGAGGAAGCGACGCGGGACTGCTACTCCTTTGCGGCGACAGCCAACCGGCCAGCCAGTTGCGTTGTTTAGCAAACATCATCGGAACCTCACCAAAACTTTGCCAGGGTTGCCCTGCCCGTTCGCTATGCGCTGGGCAGCCTTCTGGCGGTTGACGACCATTCGCAGCCGGTCCTGCAGCGCCATCAGCGCCGCAATCGGCTCCTTCTTCAAGTTGCGGCTGCCGATGCTGTATTCGAGCGTGGCGCCGCCGCTGATCCGGCTACTGATCTCCGCCTTCACCGCGTCCAGGTCGCGCTCTTCTTGCGTACGTCCGTCGAACACGCCGTTCAGCGCGGCGAAGTTCGGCTTGACGATCAGCGTCCCTTCGCCGGCCAGCACTCGCTCGCCGGCCTTGGTGGCGTACGCCTGCCAGTACCAGGTTACGTTGCTTGCCGACGTGTTCAGCTGGGCGCTTTGTGCGGTGGTGATCGCTGTCGACCAGCCCGCACCGCTCGGCGTGGATTGCAGGTCAATGCCGGCAGTCGTCCCGCGTAGCGAGTACGACAGGCTGTAGGCGCTCGATACGAGGTTGCGCCCGTCACCGGTGCGAATGCTCGTATCGGTCCAGCTGGCGGAGTCACCAGCTGCAAGGGATGGAGGAATGTTCATTACCAGCTCGATACTGAGTAGCCTCCTCGCCGTGGAGGTGGCTTGATTGGTTTCTTGGCCACTGGCGCTTTCGCCGGTGGAGCTATAGGTTGCGGCGCCGGTTCGGGGCTATCTTCGGCGGCCGACTGCTGCACTTCTTCCTCCGCTGACTTGGCCGGCACCGGTGCGTCGTCCTCATCCTCGAAGAAGCCTTTCTGCCTGATCCGGTTTTCCAGCTCGGCCCAGTGATGCTCCTTGAACAGGTTCAGCTTCAGCGAACGCGCGGCGTGCAGGGCGTAGATCTCGCAGTCGGTACCTTCATTGCGCACGCCGGATTTCTTCTGCCACACCTTGCGGTTCCGCGCGGTGCGGTGCGGCGCCTTGATCTCGGCTGTGATCTGCTCCCAGTAGTCGGGGCGCACCGTCTTGTACCAGTGCATCCGCCCTGGCCCCGTGCCGGTCAGCGGCATCCGGCCTTCGATCATCAAATCCTTGGCGCGCGTGGTGCCGACGATGTACGGCTTCAAACCGTACTTCCAAGCTTTGCTCTTCTTGTCGACGTCGACCGACTGGCCGGGTTTGGCGAAGATCTCGCGCTTGTCATCGCCGGTTTCCGATGCACCTTTGATCGCCATGTAGCCGCGCCCCTGGCGCGCACGCACATATGAGTAGACGGCGTCCGACGTCGTGCCGTCCGATGAGTCGACCGATACAGCGCGGATGCCCAACTTGGCGCCGCTGGCGTGTCGGAAGTCCTGCGTCAGCAGCGCATCCAGGTCCACCCAGGCGCCTTGCTCGGGGATCACGGTCACGCCGTGGATCTCGCCCCAGTAGACCAACCAGGATTCCTCGCCCCGACCCCAGGCCCGGATCACCACGGCCAGGCGCCCGTGCTGAACGTCGACGCCGGCTGTCAGCACCAGGCCGCCCCAAGGCACGGTCATTTCCTCGTAGTCCTCGGCGCGGGCTTTCAACGTCTCTTCGTCCGGCGTGTCCGACTGGTACTCGTAGGCCAGGCCTAGCGAGGAATTCCAGAAGGCGATCATGGCGCCAACTTCGCCCTGGTTCATTTCATGCTGCGCGTTGAGGAACTTCTCCATCAGGCGCGTGAGCGTAGATTCCGGGAAGGAGCTGTACAACTCGTTCAGGTAGAAGCCAGCAACGCCACGAAATTCCGCAGTCGCGCGCCATTCGCCTTTGCGCACATTGCGGTTCTTGGCCGCGTCGTTCCATGCGGATCCACAGTGAGGGCAGATATAGGCGGCGGTGTCCGGCAGCGCCGTGCCGTAGATCATGTGTGTTCGGCTCTCGTCGTGCTGCACACGGACGTTCGCCCACTCCAGGACATGCGAATCGCCGCAGTCATGGCAAGGGACGTAGAAGTACCGCATGTCCGACAGTTCCATTTCCGCCGCGATGCTCGACACGCCCAGGATTGATGGCGTGCCGCCGACCAGGATCTTGTGGTCGCGGAAGGTCTTGACGCGCTCCTCGGCCAGCTTGATCGAATCGCCCTGGCCCTTGATGTTCAAGTTACAGTCATCCGGCTCCTCCACCACGACGTTCTTCAACGGCGTCGACTTCACGCCGCCGGTCGAGTTCGACCCGAACATTTTTAGGAAGCCGCCAGGGAACTTCTTGCGGTTCTGCGTGTTGTCGTTGGACCGGGTCTTGACATTGACGATCTCGGCCAGAACCGGCGTGGCCTCCACCATCGGGATGAACTTCTCGACGTTGTAATCCTTGGCGCTGCCGTCCTTCGGAAACATGATCCCGCTCGGCCCGGGATTGACGTGCATCGTGTAGCCCACGAAGTTGTTGATGACTCCGTCCGTCCATCCGACCTGGGCAGATTTCTGGCAGACGACTTTGCGCACTGCACGGTCGGTGATGCACTCCAGGATGCCGCGCAGGTAGGGAGTGATGGTCAGGCTGTACTTGCCTGGCAGCGCTGACGTGTCCGACGACAGCACGCGGTACTTTTCGGCCCAGGCGGCCACGGTGATCTTTGGCGGCGGCGCGAACTTCTTGACCGCCTTGCGCAAGAGCGCACGAAGGGGGTCAGTCGTCGTCGTCGTCGACTGGATCGTAGTTTGAGAGCTTGTGTAAAAATTCATCGAAGGCTTCCTGCAGTAGATCGCGCTTGCCCTCAGCACCTTCGGTGACTTCCAGCAGCTGGGCAAGGCGGTCAGGCTCGGCGCGGATGTAGGAACGCGCGGCGGCGACCATGCCCAACCAGGTTGGCTCGATCTGGTCGACCGGGATCAGCGTTCCGCGCTTGGTGGCGAGCGTCAGCTCCATGTCGTCGGCCTGCAGCCGGGTCAGCCTGTCGCGTTGCGTTTCCGTCTGCACCTTCGACAGCTCGCGCTGCACCATCCACCGGATCACATGGACCGTGTCGTACTCGTTGGCCAGGCCGTTCTGTTCGCGCTCGACCATCGGCATGCCGGACTTCTGCCATTCGGTCAGCGTCACGGTCGATATGCCGACAATTTCAGAGAGTTCTCGTTGGTTGACTATCATTTGGCCCCCACCAATTAACCCACGTGGGCTCGGAGATCTGGAGAATTTTCGGGGTCATGGCACCCGCGTGATCCCAACGCTAGGAAGGACCCGCCGAATTTATCGGGAGAGGTTCTTGATCTCATGCTTCAACCTTTCGACGAACTTCTCAGCCTGGAAGCGACGCATCACGTCCTGCACCTTCTCGTTCGCGTACATACCGCCCACGCTTGGGCCATACAGTTTGCGTGCGGGCAGGCTATGCCAGCCACTACGGCTGCCACGCTTGTATTGCTTCTGCCGGCGCAGGATGATCTTACCGGCTGCCTTGTCTTCAATGAACACACCCGCCGCGCCGTTCAGGCGCTGGGCGATGAAGGCCCCCTTAATCAGCTTGGCCTGCCCATGGATGCGAACGGTGACGCCGGCCTTGTTCTCGCGCGGGTTGAAGTCCATCAGGCTTTTAGTCTTACGCCGAACCTTGATACTCGTCACCAGGTTGGTCGCCGACGCCTTGCGCTGGTACATGGCCGCCTTGATCTCCGACGAGCTAACGTTATAGCCCTCGTCCCGCAACTCACGCGATGCCTGTGTGATCGACATGGCGCCGACTCGGTTGAGTGCCCTTGGAATGGCCTTCTCAAGCACGGCCTGCCGCTTCTTCACGATATCGGCAGCGATCTTGTCGACGCTACCGCGTACGTTTAGGACGAATACCATGCTTGAATCCGGAAATGAAAAAGCCCGCAGGGCAGCGGGCTTGATAGATTAATTCTCCCGGCGTGCGAACGCCTCCATCAAGGAAGCGTCGTATCGACGGAAGGCACGGGACACCCCGGCAGGCAAATTTTAGATGCGATAGTAGCCGTCGGTTCCAGCTTTTTCAAGATCGCAACCAAATTATTTCGTGCGCGTGCGCAGACCAACTTAACGTGAGGGCCACGAACGCCTACAAGGTGACGTCGAATCGACGACTCTGGCCACTGGTGAATGTACAGGAACTTGAGTGCTTGACGCTCGTTGAAATCCGGCAGCATGCGCCACGCTGCCTCCACAAGCCAACCGTCCAGCTGATCGGCTGCTACCAGGCCTCCCAATGGTTTGATCTTCTGCTCGACGAGGTCGGATGCTGGGGGAGCCTCCGACACCCGTAGCGCAACATACCAACGTGCCCAACTCGCACACACCGCGCCACCTCCACTTGCTCCGCTTCCTCTGACCACTCTTCGCCAATTGTCCATTCGCGCGACGAACTGCGAACTCTCGTTGTTCCCTGACCGATCCGGCTGACGCGCCTGGGAGCACGCTACAACCGCTACGTCGTCAATCTTCTCGTAGGCTACGCCTTCAACTTCAATTACTTCCATCCCCTACTTCCTTTCCTCATTCGCCCATGCTTCCGATATTCCCGCTCCCTTGGCTATTCACTCAAGTTCGTCCAACCTTAGTTTGGTTAGCCGAACTGGTTGGACGCCACAAACCCTTACAAATCCTTGGTTCGTCTAACCTCCCAACCTACCTAACCTACTTTTGATTCTTACCAAACGACGCAATGACCCGTCGCGTACGTATGCGTGTCGCGCACGTATGCATGCGCGCTGTGGTGTGCGAGGTTGGACAGTTGGACGGAGCAAGTAACCATGCGGGTTTGCGCCGTCTAGCCTCAAATCCGGCAGGTTGGACGAACGTCCAACGTTGGCCTGATCAGCTGGACGCTTTGCCTGTTCGAACACCTTTTCCGCATGCACAAATTGCGCACACGATCCCTGGTGCCGCACGAAGCTCATGCCAGCATTGAGATTGCATTCAGGACCGCTCATTGGGCCGCTCCTTGATCGGCAGCCGCGCCCCCATTGATGGCAGCCGGACGCTCGTAATACCATTCACGCGCGCCTGTTGGCTCGCGCTTCTTTGACCATCCAAACTTGCGCATGATCGCCCCCACGCGCATCGTCTCCGCACGCGCAGGTCCAAGCTTCGACAGTTCGAAGTGCAGCGCCTTCGTAAGGATTTCGCGCGCTGTAACACGCTTGATTTTTCCAGACAGCGTCGGTTTTTTGTCGGAATCAATGCCTTCCAAATACTCGTAGATTCGTCCGCGCCAAGGATCCGGAATTTCCCTATCGTCTTGTACCGGCCCGATCAGCCGTTGTTGTTGCTCAAACGTGGGCCACCACTTGACGCCCTGGCGCATCAGCGCAATTGCTTCTCCGAATAGTTGATCGCGATCCGCTGCCAGGCTTTTGAGGTCAATCCACCCCGTCTCTACCGGCCAGAACCGACGGTTACCTGTCGCATCCTTGAAATATGCATCTTCATTTGTTGTAGCGGCGAATGCGCATCGGCGCGGTACATTTTTCATCCTGCGGCCGTATGGCTCGCGGAAGCGGTCCACCGTGCTCGACATAAATGCCTTGATCGCAGTTACCTCGGACCGATTGAACTGCTCCAACTCGGCAACTTCGTAAAGCCATACACCTTGGATCGACAGGAAGCCATCCTTGTCACCCATTCGGAAAGGTGTGTCGGCAAACCAGTCACCTCCCAACACTTTCAGCGCTGTAGATTTGCCTTGCCCTTGCCCGCCTTCAAACACAGGCGCATGGTCATTCTTCACGCCTGGCTTGTAGCCTCGCATCACGATCCCGATGAAGAACATAGTCGATACCAATCGCATGTACTCAGAATCCTCTGCACTCCAATAGCGTGACAGGGCGGTTGCTACGCGGGCTTGGCCGTCCCACGCGCTTTCGCAGTGGTCCAGATAGTCCTTCACAGGGTCGAAGCTATGCTCGCGAGCTGCTTGTGCGACACCGCGCTCAATATCGCCAATCGACGCCAGGACGAGTCCATAGTTCTGCGCCAGGTACATGCCGAGGCTAAAGTCATCTGACTCGGTCCATTCCCCGGGTGCCGATTGCCATGGGGTGGCGCGGCGCTTCATCTGGAGCCCGGAAAAGAGATCCAAGCCGACCAATCCTTGAAGTTTGGCGTCATGGCACATTACAAGGTAGACGTTCTCGCGGCATCCTTTGATACCGCCGTTAGCCGTCGGGATCAGTCTCTCTCTCAATTCACCGGCCGAGAGTCCTTGCGCGGCGCTAGCCGGCCGTGGGGTAGAAGCCAGTTCCGTATTCGCGCCTTCGTCCAGCCATGCCGGAACTTCGCTGTCTGGAACGGAATCTACCGAACGCTCGGCTTGCGCGTGCAAGGGGTCTTTGTCCTGCTGCGCAAGCACATCGTGACGCAATCGCGTCACCCAGGCGACAACAGCGTCGGCGCCCCCGCCCTCATCAATCAGGTCGGCAACGTCCCAACCATCAGGCACTTCGCCAGGTCGCGGGATGTCGACGAAGAAAACGTTGCAGCCCTGTTTGCCTAGCACCTCCGCGACCATTTGCATCGCCATCATGCCTGGCTGTTCTGACTCGGGCTTGAGCTGGCCTTCCTTAGCGTGGCCCTTCTTGTAGCACTTCGCGTCCGCGTCTGGCCACAAGATCACATCGCAATCGCGGACAGCAGACCAATCGGTCTTCTCTACCGCCTTGCCGCCGCCAGGCCATGAAATTAGATCGAACTCTGCCCCGACGAGGGCGTGCGCCTTGTCGGCACATTTCTCCCCTTCTACCACCAGCTTTGGAACGCCCGCACGCAGAGCACCTTGCAAATATAGTGGACGCGGCTCCGGGAAGCTGATCCAACGCCACTCTCTTGCCTTCGTCTCAGGATGTTGCGCGAATACGCACGGTAGGACTTCTTTGCCACCGTCGGAAGTCGTGAAGCGATACACGACGCCCAACAAGCGCCCTTCCTGGTCTTTATACTCCCAGGTTGCATCTGGCCGACCGCGCACCACATGAGCTTTGGGATATGGCCCTGCGTTGCTTGGCACCGGCAGGATCGGGCTCCAGGGAGTTTTCTTCTTCACGGCCGGATGCGCTTCTACCCCACTTCGGGCTGGCGCAGGCGGCGGAGTCTTTGGTTTGGCCTGCGGCGCTGGTGTCGCTGATCGCGATGACGCTTTCGCCTTCCAGTCAGGATTGTCGGTCAAAGGCACGCCCAACACTCCAGCGAGCTGCGCGCATGCCTTGCCTTGCGAAAGTCCGTGGATATGCGCATACAGCGAGATGAGGCCGCCGCCAGCTTCGCCGTCAGCGGAGAAGTCGGCCCAAAAGCCCGCCTTCTCGCCAACCAAACGAACGCGCATTGATTTTCCGGCCTCACCAAAACGTGAGCCGATGCAGAACTCAGCGCCTTCGCGCACGCCGTTCGGGAACCACTCCGCAAGCAAGGAATCTATTGAGCCAAGTGCCGCCGACTCAACCCGACCAAAATCGTCAAGTGTCACGCGGTGGCTTTCTTGGCTGTGGATTTAAATGGGACCTCAACCCCGCCCATCACAGAAGGGTGGTCGCGGTAATCAAACGCGCCAGGGCGCACGACCATAGGGCTGCGACTTCTCAGTGGCCGAAAGCCTCCACCTACTCGCGGAGCGGCGGGAATGCCAACGTACTTATCTTGCTCGGGCACGATGCCCAGGTAGCGCTGGCCATTGATTGTAATGGTGACCTTGTCGAATTCGACGCGAGCCAGACCTGCAACGCGAACGCGCGTCACAACCTTGTCTTCGAAGTCGTGCAAGGAATCCTTACGGTCGACAAGGTTACGCAGCTCGTCAACGGTCGCAGTCCCGCCCAACTGTTGAAGCATCGCCACACATTTTGCGGCGCGGCTGCCTTGACGCGGGAGATCATGATTAGACATTGGCGGCCTCCCGCGCGGCAATTACGGGGCTCGGCATCGGATAGCTAATCAGTTCCATCAGGGCCGTCATTTCGCTGATGGTTTTGTGCATGCGCCATCCAATTTCGCGCAGCGCGGCACGCTCCTTCGCATCGATGATGCCGTCCTCTTTGGCAGCCCGCCATGCGCGCGACAAGTCGCCAAGTTCCTCATTCAGCTCAAAGAGTTTGTCATGGACCTCGTCGTCTGAAAGGTCGCCAGGTTGAGGCAGTTCACAGAACACGCCGCCACTCGCTTGCGCGACTGCCTGCGCAAAATGCGTGGTGCCGGCGTAGCGCTGGATCAGCAGTGCGGTATCGACACGCATGCCGCTGCCCTTCACTTCATACACCCGTTGTTCGAGCGCGGACTTAGTCAGGCCCAGGGTTGCAGCAGTTCCGGCCCAGCCATGAACCTTGATCATTTCTTGGTATGCAGCTAACAACTCCACAGTATCGTCCTTTAGTTCTTGGGTTTCAGATAACAAAACTTTTATCTACTATTCGCTCACCCCTACTTCACTTCATTCGACTATGCCCACTGTTCATGCAGCCGAACTGCACGCCCGCGAACCACCGACGGAAGAGGTGTTTCAAGCACCAAAGCAAGGAAATGGCGAATTACTTCTCTTGGGGATCTGCCGGCGGCATCCAGATGTCGGGCCTGAGTTCGTGGAGAGACAGCCGCGACTCGGCGAGGACGAGTGCCTTGCACAATTTCGGTCCAGGGCGACGATGCCCGCCGCCGATCAAGTAGAGGTAGCCCACCGATGAGCCGACGGCAGCTGCCAACGATTCGCGCTCGGCTGGGGTTGCTTGCCTAAGGAAGGTTTTCATGTCCATAGGCAAACTTTACCTAAAAGATAAACTTACCGCAAGCACTGTTTATCTTTTTGGTCATTTATCTTTTCGGTAAAAACGTTGATCATCCGGGGATGGGACCAATGAAGAGAGAAGACATCCGGCGTGAAAACGCGCGAAAACTCGCAGCTGATGCTGGCGGGCTGACGGAATTCGCCCGTAAAACCGGGATGGAGAACTCTCAAGTCAGCCAGCTCATTGGAAAGAACCCAACCAAAAACATCGGCAACATAGTTGCAGCCCGAATCGAGAACGCCTTTGACCTTGTTGAAGGCTCTTTAGACATTGCGCCGCAACCCGGGGCAGTCGAGCAATCCGAGATTTCGTCGAACCGCACCGGCGCCGATGCAACTATCTTCCCAGGCGCTCGCCCAATCAGGGTTGAGGACGAGAATTCGCCACATCTTCACCCGATTCCGAAAGTGACGTTGAAGCTCCAAGCAGGTGTAACCGGTTTTGAAACTGAACCCGATATGCGTGACGGCGGCACGCTGGGTATTTCTCGTTCGTGGATTGAGCGAAAGGGCTATAACCCTAAAGACCTGGTCGCAATCCAGGTACGCGGTGAAAGCATGGAACCGACGTTCTATGAAGACGATACGGTCGTCATCAATCTTGCGGACACAAAGCTAACTGACAATGGCGTCTATGCCGTCAATTACGAAGGCGAAGCTGTAGTGAAGCGCCTTTCTCGAGACGCAGGTCAATGGTGGCTTATGTCCGACAATCCCGATCAGCGCAAATATTTCCGGCGTGCGTGCCAGGGGAATCGCTGCATCATCGTTGGCCGCGTAGTCCGTCGCGAAGGCGACAACTTCTAGGGCAAATCGCCCGAAACTTCACCTTTCTGGTAAACGCCTTCCCGACTACCGAGATAGATTTGGCTAAATAGCAACACTTCTGCACGCCGGCAATTTAATCTTTTTGGTAAAAATTACTTGCGGTAAGTTTATCTTTTGGGTAAAGTTTCTTCATCTAGGCTAACTACGATGGAGAAACCAGTGATTGCCACATCATTTTCGGCCGCAATCTCGGCCAAGCTCACCCCCGGGCAGCTAATCAACCAGCTGATCGACGAGGCATTTAAGCCTTCGTTGAGACGGCTGGAGCGGAGCCCTGAATACGTTAATGGCGCGCGCGCGCTCTTATTGCAGCAGTTCGTCGGCAAGCCATTAGCTTCGCTTTACCCATACGGAACCGCTGCAGCGGATGCATTCTTTGCCGGCGTTGAAGAGGGACGAGCAATCCATGCGAGGTATCTTGCTGCGAGACGAATTGGTACCTCTATTTCCGGGCTCGCCGGCCTAAAGGGGCACGCCTACATCGCAGCCCGAAACCTGAATAAGCCGGTCGAGCGCGTAATTGATGCCGAGGTGGCGAAATGATTGAGCGCGCACCAGCCATATCAATGGCAACGAGCGCTCTTAGCGATCATGCCGTGGCGCTGATGTCCAGCATGGAAAAACTCCGTGCGGCTGCGACGAGTGCCGCCGAGCTTTTGCTCCAGGCAGGATTTGCTGGAATGCGCGGTGACACTGCAGACGATCTTCGCGTTGCTATCGTAGTACATGAACATCTGCTGCAGGAATTCAACATCAAGGTTCGCACCAATACTGGCACGTTGGAATTTCAAACCCAGGCACGCGATGCGGTCAGCGCGGCGACCGCAGCTCTTGCCCAGGCTGGTGATTCGCCTTGCGGCGTCACCATCACTCCAGCAAATCCAGATCGAGCATCTCTTGCCGCTGCACATCGCGCCCTCAAAGTGGCGGCGCCTCTTGACGACGCGCTCAAAGATCCAAGCCTGAGAACTGCATTGCACTCGTATGCCCGGAAGCATCCAGCACGCCGACCTACGACAACCGACTTCAAGTCCCTCGCGGCGAACGACCGTGACTAGCCGAAAGAATATGAACGCATTCAAGAACCATACTTCCATTGTCGCGCAAATGAGCCCGATGCCAGCTGAACAGGTGATCGCCAGCCTTGTTAGCGAGTTGCTGGCCGCCGGTCAAATACTAAACGCGCTACATCACTATTCGCCGATGTCTTCGCTGCTGCATGCCATGGCTGATTTGCAGCAGCGCAACATCATCGAACAAGACCTTTTACGCGTCCCAGAGCGCAAAGCAGCTCTAAGCATGGCCAAGAATTTCGGGTCCACAGCTTTCAAGAAGGAGAATCGGTAATGAAGGCTGCCATGTTTTTAGTCCTCAAGTATGACCGGATGTTCATGCGCCTAGAAGAGATATGTGCCGAAATTGACATTTCGGTCGGCACTGCACGCAACAAGATGAGCGCTGGAACCTTTCCGATTCCTACCCGCAAATCCGGCAAACATGTGATTGCCGACGTACGCGATGTTGGCAAGTATCTTGATGACTGCAGGTTGGGCCCTGCATAGCAAGGAGCCATGGAAAACCGTGGCCCCTTTTTTTTGGGAGTGCAACTGAGTACTGGCTCAGGCAATAATCTCTCCAGAATCTAAGTATGCTTCTGCGATTTTCGCAAATCGCTTCATTTGCAAGCTATCTTGAGTAGTCTTCATATCTGCAATCTTATGCGCGTCAGGCTCCGGGAGCACATAGATTAGTAGAAATTCAGTATTTTTTCCGTTTGCAACATACACAAGGACGCGATTGCTGGTCTTTTTCGCTCCTTTCCCATTGTGGACGCCGCGGTCATAGGCTTTGTCCCAGCTTTTAAGTGCAAGCTGATCGGTAATTGGGACTAAGTGAACGTGTCGAAGTGCATATTGCTGAAGACCAACGGCGGGCGTCCTATAACCGCCATCTTTTCCAAATAAGTAGTGCCCGTATTCGTCGCCTGACTTCCATTCAATGAAGCCATCGATCAGCTCGTCTGCATCATCCGGTCCCTGAGCGTCTAAAAGCGCCTTAAGGGCTTTGGTTATTTCAACCTTCATATGCGCCTGTTACAAATGCCTGGTCAATAAAAAAAGCCGCTGAACCGCAAATGCGGACCAAGCGACTTTTCAGCCATACCGCCGAAGCGGCAACTAGCGATAGATTATTCTACGACAATGTGCGCAAACGCCTTGAAGGCGGACTCGGCGCTAAATGCTTCATTCGAATAGATTCGACCAAAAGCAGCTTTTCGCTTTTCCGAAATCGAAGCTGCAGCTTTAGCCGAGGTCGAACGGCCTGATGCCCCGCCGATCCGATGGGCCATGAAAGCCACCTTCATCAATTTTTTCTTCCTCACGTTCTGCTCCTGTGGGGTGATCCCCAATGCAAAGCATTCTAACACAAAAAAGCCTTAACTTTAACTTACGAGTACTTTGCAACACTCGATAGAAACCACGCCCTCTAGTGCTACAGATTTGCTACGAACAGACGGCTTCGCTTCAATTTCCCCTATGACACAATGTATCACTCGGTCCAATCCATCATCGGCGCCACGGAAAGGCGGCGGGAAGGCTTGGGGACGATCGAGGTGGTCATAATGCAAAGGTCAACGAAAGGGGCTGCACATTATACAGGCACCCGCCATCCC